AAACTGTGTATGGTTATTACCTGCTATAGACTCTTCACCTACTAGCATATGGTAAGTGTTGTCATCTGCATGGTATACTTGTATTCCTATGTTAGATGTAGAGCTATCTTCATTAGCTATCATAAGAAAAACTATTTCAGCTTCGTGACTTTCAGGACAAGTAAATAATACCGTAGCATTATTAGGATTGCTAGTACTACTAGCAGAGTTACCTGTAACTGCGGCAAACTTGCTGGCTGTCCTGAAGTTAATACCTGCCATTATTTTTTACGATTATCTACAATTTTTACAGGATTACAGTAATTCTTTTTAACTACTACACCACCATCATACAAACCCATAGCTGCAGCAGTGCCTCGTGAGGACATCATGCCTTGAGGTGCACGATTAGCAGAAGGACGGTATCTACTATCTTCTTGTTCAGGTGTAGTAACACCACCTAAAGCATATCCTTTTTTCTTACGCATTTTAAAATCCTTATGTAGTTAAAGGGCCACCCGAAAGCAGCCCCTTAATTATTTAGTTACGCAAGTGCGTCACGACCTACTTCGTCAGCAGACATCTCACCTAGTGCGCTAACGTCCATCATTACAGCGTATACACGTAGTGTACCTGCAGAAAATGATGCGCCAGAACCTGCAAGTGTTACTTCAAGTGTATCTGCAGAAGTAATGACAACATCACCCGCTACAGCAGCGGAAGGAGCATACGCTCCATCTGCAGCACCATCAATATCAAAAGCAGCCACGTACTCATTATCGTCTACGGCTGTACCCAAGATAGCAGTAGCATCTGTACCTGTATTCATAGTAGCGGAAGCTGTCACTTGAATACCTGCAGCAATAATTTTAGTATTTGCAGGAACAGTGATAGCTTGTACTACATCAGCAGGTGCAATGCTATTTGCCGTTAGGTCGATTGTTTGCTCTACCATGTAAGGCTGACGCCCACGTGAAGAAGCTCCATGTGCAGGAGCTAGTTGTGCAGTAATAGTAGCCATTGTCTAGTTCTCCTCTTATGCCAAGTGATACTTAGCGTTCACAAGAGCTTCTGGACGAAGGATCTTGCGACCATATAGATGCATTCCACGAACAATGTCAGCGAATAAATCTGGATCACGATATGTTTCAGTCTTGTTGATCTGCTCTGCAGTTGCAACGGCTGAATCGTGACCAGCAACAATCATACCGTAGTTGACAGCAGAGTTTGTACCTGTAAAGGACGGACCTGTACCAACGGCTGGTAAGTTGTTTGATTGATAAACACGGAAACCATGAATGTTCATTCCGATTTGACCATTAGCCAAGCCTGAACCACCGAAGTCGGCGTTAAACAAACGTGAGTCTTCGTCTTTCAGAAGTTCCATAAATACTGGATCTACTACCAACCAACGGCCTTGAGTATCCACATTTTGTTGATCCAACAAACGTGACATACGTGCAATAACAGTTAATGGGAAAGTATCACCAACAGCAGGAGTAGTGTCAGTTGCACCACCAGCACGTGGCTGAAGGGCAAGCGCATCACCAGCAGAACCACCGAAGGCTGCTGCGTCAAGTTTCATTGAAGACAACAGTTCATCTGTACCTGCAGTTGAAACAGCTACAGTACCATTGACAGTTGTGTTAACTGTGTCAGGTGTACCATGAATAGCTGATTGCTTAAAACCAGTTAAGTAGCCAAGTACATCTTGGTCGAACTGATCTGACAAACGATACGCAGCACGATCACTTGCAAGACCTTGGAAATTAACGTGGGAATGAGCTTCCTCAATATCATCGACCTTGAAGGCAAAATAATTGGCTTTGTCGATTGTCAATGAGAAATCTTCGTCATCAAGATCTTGTGGTGTAATGGTTGTGCCACGCTCATATGCTTTAACAGTGATCTCAGGTTCTTTGATAATTTTAACTGAGTCGCCCATTGCAGCGATTTCTCCAAAATAATCGGAGTTAGTAATAGCTTCACAGATTGATGCTTTGCGGAAAGCAAGTTGCACCTGTTTGCTATAAATTACTGGTGAAAAATTACCGTTGGGTAAATTGCCATGTCCAGCAGCGGATGTAAATGCCATTTTAGTTTCTCCTAGCATTAAATCACAGATGCAAACGACTAATGACTTATACAGAGGCTAATTCTACTAGGGTGCGTTTATTAGAAAGTTGGCCTACCTTCTAGCAAAACGGGCCATGAGACATTAGGTTGTCCGAAAGCGTGTATTGTTGTTTGCGGATAGTTTAGTTAATTGGTAGTACGGGTAACTGTAGTTAATACCTAACAGGGCCATACTACCGATTGTACATATAGTTATATCATAAATATATTATATGTCAATAGCTTTATCTGGCAGAACCAGACATATCGTAAACAAATTTACCTGTACGAATAGCTTCCATAATTTGGTCAGATGCTTTTTCGTATTGTTGAGGTGACATCTTAGCTACTTGTGATTCTTTAAATATTGTAGATGAATCATATTCTTCAGGTTGGCTACGATTATTACGACTGTTTACAGAACGTGCAGCATCTTTTGTGCTTGCAGGTTTCTTTGTTTTAATGTTCTTGTCTGCTTTATACAGATCAATGGCACGACTTGCTGAACGAGCATCACTGTCATTTTCATACAGTGCATCTTGTACCCACTTAGGTTGTTCATCAGCCCACTCGTGAAACTCGTCACTATCACGAATCTCACCAAAGTCTGGGTGTGCCTTCATTAATTCAGCTTCTGCTTTTTCACGAGATGCTGTAGCTCTCATCTCATCAATTTCTTTTACACGATCTTCTAAACCTGCAGACTGTTCACGTGCTTTTTTAATTGCAATAGTTTCTACAATAGCAGCTACATCTGGATATTGTTTTGCCCACGCTTCAATGTCATCATCCGATTTAGGTAATTTAATTTCTTGTTGCGTTACTTCTTTTAACTGACCTTCAAGTTGTTTAAACTTATCTTCCCAAGATTTTTCTTTATCTTGCATGTGCCTACGAAGATCACCGTAACGTTTTTTAAAACTTCTTTCTTCTGCACCAGTAGGTTCTGCTTCTTGTGTACTTTCTACAGATTCACCCTTTTGTTCTGCGATAAGTTGTTCTAACTCTTCTTCTTCTTTTTTACGTTTGTCTTCATTATTATATTTACGATTAGCAAATGCAACTTTTTTTTCTGTTTGCATTTCTTCTGCCATAATATCATTAGCCATTATATTTTCCTTACTGGGGCCACCGTAGCCATGTTGGATGGGGGATGAGTAGCCAGCGTATCTAGCAATTTAACGTGTTGCTAGTCCACGTTTTTTAGATCTTGCCGTAGGTTTTTTAGCTATTCCTAGATTAATAAGACCTATTTCTCCTAGTACCTTTGATAGTACTCTACCTTCAGGTGTGCCACGTAAAGAACGTATTGCATCTTTATCATTATCTGACAACTGCCTAAATCTATCTTTTACTTCTAACATAAACTCGTTGTATGTTTTTTGATCAGCCATTATATCCTCTATCTTACAATTAGTCCAGTTACAAAAAACTGAATAGTTCGTTTATAATAATTTACTGCAGACTTCCAATCCTTTTTAAGACCCCTACCGTATAATACAAAGTCTTTAAACTCTTGATAGTGTTTTGCTGCATTGCCTTTTTTAATAGCCGTGTTTCCTGCATAGCGGTAGCCACGTCTAAATGCTTCACCGTACCATTTATTGTGATATGTTCTCTCACACCACAGCTCTGCTTTTGCTTTATCTAAAAGACTAAAGCCTCCTGTTGCTACGCCGTGAGTTGCTATAACACAACTACTATCACTGCTACTATCATCGCTACTACTATCGTCACTTGAAGAAGTAGTTGGTCTAGCTGTAGGTCTAATAGATGTACTAGGTGCAGCACTTCCTGTTCTAGTTGCCGTACCTGTTGTTTCTAATGTTTTATTAAAAATACTATTAGTGTCATCATCTCTGTCACGTTTTGCTGCTGCTGCAATTGCCGCTTCTCTTGCTGCTTCTTCTTTCTCAGCTTTTTCTTTTGCTGCCTTTGCTGCAGCCGCTTCTCTAGCGTCACTTTCAGCTTTTTCTCTAGCTGCTTTTGCTGCTGCTGCAACTCTTTCTCTTTCAGCCTTTTCTTCTGCAGCCTTTTCCGCTGCCGCTTTATCTGCCGCTACTTTTGCTGCTGCCGCTATTGCTGCTTCCCTTGCTGCTTCTTCTTTTTCAGCTTTTTCTTTTGCTGCCTTTGCTGCTGCTGCAATTTCTGCCTTTTCTTTTTCTTGCCGTGTATCAGTTAAAGATTTAATAGGTGCATCATCATAACCAGTTACTACTGGTGCACTTGGCAATACAACGGGCGGCATTAAACTTTGCATCTGAGCATCAGTATCACCATATCTTAGTTTATACGCATCTGTTTGTTGTATGTCTTCTGCTATTAAACTAGGCGCTTGTTGAGTTAGTGCCTCACCAAAAGAACTAGCACCTACAGGTGTTGTAGGTTGAGGTGCAGGAGTAGTTACAGGTGTAGGTGCAGGATACTGAAAAGGCACACCTGCTGATTCTAATAGACGAGGATCTGCTTTAACTTCATCGTAACTACTTACTGGTGGTACAGGTAAACTTGGAGTAAACATTAGTTCATCTACTAAAGGAGTACCAAAACCACCTTCTTGAGTTACAGTAGGTTCAGATATAGGAGCAGGTGTAGGTTTTGGTTTAGGAATTAATTCATCTACTAAAGGAGTACCAAAACCACCTTCTTGAGTTACAGTAGGTTCAGATACAGGAGCAGGTGTAGGTCTTACAGGTGGTGCTTGATTAGCAATAGTATCTTCTATTGCCGTAATTTTATTCATTGTTTCAGTTGCAGTTTTTGTTTGTTGTTCTGACATACCAAATAAATTAGCAACACTAGAAGTTAAAGAACCTAAAGCAGAACTTATACCTGTAGTTTTTTCTGTTAAATCTTTTTTAATAGCCTCTAATGCAGCTACCTGACCTGCCATATCTGTTTTTCTGGCCTGTGCAATTTTAGCATCAATACCCTTTAGTATTCGTTTTTTTTCCAAAGATGTCATTGCAGCTACAGGTAAACCTAAACCAAATGCAGCAGCTACACCAGTTACAACCGTAGATGTTCCATTTGTAAATTTACTAGCTTCATCAATCCACATCTGTAAAGCCTTGCCATCTTTACCTGATGTATCCATATCCCAACCGCCAGCTTTTTGAAAAGCACTTTGAGGTACTGGTGCAGGTCCATCATCATCTCTATCATTACCAGTAGCTCTATTAATAGCTGTAGACACTTCAGTAGCAATAGCATCAGCTTGATTTTGAGGGCTTGTAGGATCGGCAGTATCTGTGCTTGCATCGTACAAAGTATAACCAGAAGGAATTGGGTATATAGGATTACCTCCTACAAAAGGAATTAAAAGACTTGCTCCTTGAGCATTGCGATACTGCTTAAACTCTACAGCATTCTTGCCCATAAGCTGTTTAAAATTTACCTGTTTTCTTTCGGGTCTTTGTATTTCAGGTGTAAGTCTGCGGGGTGCAGCAGTTTGAGCAACTCCATCTACAACCGCCCCACCCTCTGCCATCTCTTTAGGGGCTTCACCAGCTACAATAACAAGATCGGGTGAATCCATAGGCATATCGTCAGGTACGGTAGCTTCATCACTATTTCCCATTTGACCCATATCTTCCATACGTTTTAATCCTACTTTTGCCTTTTGTCGTAGCTGCATAAGTTTATCTAGGCCAATGTATCTTACCACATCTTCAGGAAATACAAACTCTCCCTCACTTACCATTGCAGGTATATCATCACGAACACCTTTACGTGTTCCACCAACAGGAACTTCATTACCAGATTCTTCATCTACCATGCCGCCCTCATCTTTAAGACCGCCATCTTCAAAAAGTTCCATTTGATCTTTCATGATTTTAATACCTCATCTCGTAATAGTTTTAGTCTACGTAACTGATATATAGCGCCCTGTGACCTATACATAACTTTATCGTTATCTGATTGTTCCATAGAACGATGTTGCTGTGCTATCAGTTCGTCTAAGTAATTACTGAACTGTTCCCACTGCTGGTGGTTGCTGACCAGCCCCTTGAGCTTGTTGAGGTGCTCCTTGTTCATTGCCACTGAATCCTTGTTCTTGAGGGGTTGGTGCTTGGCCTGTACCTATTGTACCGCCACCTGCACCTGTTGGATCTGCTGGATTAGCACCTGCTGGTGCTGGCTGTTCTTGCTGAAAGCCTTTCATTAACTCTGCTTGAATAGCCGCTTCATCCATATTGTTAGTTACTTTATCTGGATCTAACTCTAAAGACTTTGCAATCTCACGAATAATGTACTGAAACTTAGCAAAGGGTGCAAGCGCAGGACTAGAGGAGATTTGCATAAACTGCATAAGACGTTGACTGCGTACTTCATTAGCCATAAGACTTTCAGTACCACGTGCTTTAACCTCTAGATCACCTTTGATTGTTGGATCAAAGTCAAACTGCATATTAAATCTAAATAGACCTTCGCCTAGTGGACGCAGTAAGTAATCATCTACGTTTTTAATTACATTCTTTATACCGCCTTGTGCGGCACCCATAAGCATAGAAATGCCAGAAGCAGTACGGCCCACGCCACTGACCCCTGTTTGACCATGAGCGAAAGATGGAAAGCCAGTTGATTCATCTGCGAGTACCCTTGCTTTATCAAATAACTGCAAGTTTTCTGCAGCAACGTTAGGAAACTTTGTGCCGAAGATAGCTTGCCCCGGTGCTCCACCTTGGCGTCTAAATACTTTGCCGGGGTATACAGATAAGTCTTGACCCGGTACTAAGTTAGTTTCATCAACCTCAATTAAAAGATTACCAGATAATACAGCATTGTCAACAGCCATTCGCATAAAGCCATTCATTAATGTTTGTGTATCATCCATATTTTCTGCAATACCTACACCAAAGAATGAGTAAGGGTTAAGCTCGTATGGTGCAGCCATGTAAGGAATCTTAGCGGGTTTAAACGGGTTAAGTACCATGCGAAGTAGTTTACCGTTACAAATCCAGACGTTAGCTTGTAGCTCTTCTACTTCAGACAGTTCTTGTGGAATATCTACGCCTTGTTCCTCTAGCATATCGGTATCTACCATACCCCAATACTCAAGAACTTCGTAACGCTCTACACCATGCTCTGGTGCATAGTCAGCTAAATCATCTTCCCACGATTCTTTATTATAATTTTCACCAAGCTGTACCGCTTCTTCAATTACATTAGAACGAAAGTGCGGTCTACGTTTTAAGTTACGCAGTTGAGTACGTGACATTTTATGGCGCTCAATAACAAACTGAGCTTCTTCCATATTGTTTGCGTCTGGATCTGGGTAAAAATTCCATACAGATACATGTGATACTTGAGGTATTGTTTTCATCATAGGAGAATACTCTCCATCGTCACCCCAATTAGGATACTCTTTATCTACAGCAAACGGGCCTTTCATAATACCCGTACCAAATAATGCCATCTCAAATGCAGTACTACGTAAATGTTTACTGGCACTAGACTCTTCTAACTGATCGTGTATTTTCTTTTGCATCATCTTAGCCGCAACCATTGCTGGGCTAAATGTAATTGCTGTAGGAGTTTTGCCTACACCTTCACGTACACCATCTATGCCTTCTAGTTTATCTTTAAGTGGTCCTAGACTTTCTAAAAGAGTTTTAGATGTAGCACCTGCAGGTAGTTCTCTGCCATCTCCCCTAAAGCCATACGGACTTACAGGTTCATTTAATCCAGACTCACGTAACTGTTCAGGCTCTTTAGGATCAAAGTTTACATCAGCAACTACGCCATCAGGTAGCTCTGTAGGATCTACAGTAAGCGGAAACTTTTGACCTGCAAATAGTACATCTACAATCTGACCATAGGCAGCTAGTGTTTTTGTTTTAGTTACTTTAATAAATACTCTAGACTTTTCTGCTTCAGTAAATTGTACGTCTGGGCTATACAAGCCACGATAATTACGGTACGCACGTAACCAACGATCCTCATCCTGCTGACGATAATCATCTGCACGATTGTATTTTTCCATAATAAACGGAATTATTTTAGAAGTGTCTGCATCATCAATAGTTGAGTCATCACTATCTTCTAGAATAATGGCATCGTCTTCAATAAAACCTTCTGTATCTTCTTCCATTTATATTTCCATTGCTGTTAATAACCAAAGGTAGCATCTGCTACTCGCATACCACCTTGTGGTCTTCCGTTTGGGTCGTAGTCAAATATACTAAACCTTGGTCTGGACATGATACCATATCGCAAAGCATCGTACAAGTGATCTTCGGAGGTGGTGTCAATATCTTCTGGGTTTCTTTTGTCGATGGGTAGGGCTGGTAGTTGGGCAACCATATTAGTACAGTTATTAAAAAACACCATACGAGGCTCTTCCGTAAATTCATCTACCTGTAGCCGCCTATGTATTTCATTCTTACCAGCTACACGTGAGCCTTTAGATCTATCAGATGGACGCCACCGACATCCACGTTGAATCATTTGTTCAGCCAATGATGGGCCAGTATCACCACGCTTGTGCCATAAAGAACTATCAAGAACGCCATACTTAATATTTCCATCTTCAGCCTCTAAATCCAATACCATATCTGCTAAGTCTGCAGCTAGTACTTTACCTACGTATAGTTCTCTGTATACAATTAATTGTTCATTAGGAGATACTGCAAACCAAACTACTCCTGACTTACTTCCATACCCATAGTCACATGCTCTAAACTTTACCCAGTTACTTGGTATACGAAAGGGTTCAACTACATGTATGTTTCTGTCGAACTCTGTAAAGGCTGCACCCTCTTTAATATCCCAATCACCATCTAGTAATTGCCTACGTTGTTGTTCAGGTAAAGACAGAAGCATTGCTTCATAGTCACCTTGTGCAGCTAGGTAAGGATTATCGGAAAGACGGGCAGGTATAAACTTACGTTTGAATAAAGGTTTACCAGCTTTCTCATGTCCAGCAGGATAACGTAATACTTCAGTTGTTTCAATGTCTGTTGCATCAAACGCTCTATTATGCGGAGCAGGATCAATAAACATTTTTTTAACCCAATGATGGCCTCTACCTCCGGGGTTAGTAGTAGCTCTCATATATACAGGCAAATCATTTGCTGTAGATCTCAAGCGACTCCTCATGTAGTTCCAAGCAAAGGGAGTAGGCCACTGAGTAAGTTCGTCAAAGCCTATCCAACTAAATGCCAAACCTTGATAGCGTAATACGTCATCTTCTTTATCTAAGTAAGACATCCACAGTCTGGCACCCGATGGTGCAGTCCATTGCATCTTACGTTCAGACCACTTAATACCGGGCCAGATCTTAGGGTACATTTCCTGTGACTTAAAGATAAGTTCTCTTAGTTCTTCTGTAGTATGTCGTAGGAGCAATCCTGAGAAGGCTGGATGGCCCATAAACCGTAATGGGTCAGCCAACATAGCGTATGACTTACCCCCACCTGCAGAGCCACCATATAGAACCTCACGCTCACCTGCTGCTAGAAAGTTTGTCTGTGGGCCAGCGTTAGGTTTAAAGATAATGTTATGCTGCTCTTCTACAGGAGCAAGGTCATCTACTATTATCTTTGCTAGTTCAGGCTGCGTTTGTTTCTTGGTTGTCTTGCTCTTTCGCCCCGATGCGGTTGTTTTCAAGTTCTTCCGCTTTGGCGATTGCCTTTTTCGCATAGTCTGCCCATCTGCGTAGGCTTCCAGCTTTGTTTTTTCTTCGTCGCTCATTATCTAACCGTTTCTTTAATCCTACATGAGATATAGTTCTGCCAGTGTTTCTAGTCAGCCAGTTGGCTACCTCACGATAAGAGTACTGCTTTAAGTACTTCTTGGCTTTTACAAGCATATCAAGTTCGTGTTCAATTGGCAAGAGGATTCCAGTATCGTCTGGATCTATTTCATATCCAAAGGGCACGGTACGTGCTACACGTGGAATAGGAACCCATTCATTATCTTCTTGTAGGTCTGTCGGTTGTGGTAGTTTCCATTGTCCTAATGGTTTAGTCATCATCATCCTGTGTTTGCTTGGCTGGCATAAGCATTACACCACCTTTAGCTTCTACTTGCATCTTCTCCGTTTTAACTAAACCAGTACGATCAAGTAGCTCTTTAGCTGCTGCCATCTTATCACGAATACCTAGCTCAGTAGGATCGTATAGTGCACTAACCATAGCCATTGCAGCTTTGGGTACATTACGTGCTAAGTAGCTATGTGTTACGTCAATGATCTCTTCTTTAAGACTATTTGTAATCTCAGTGTTAGAAGTATTCTCAGAGTATCCAGCAAGTTTCTTAGCCATAGTAACATCGCCACCTGCCTCATCCATAAGGACTGCAAGAAACTTTTGTTGGCGTTCCGTTAATTCTCTAGCCATTACATCATCTCAAAATGTGGGGCATCAATAAATGGTCTACGGGATTGTGACCTACGGAGATCTACATATGCATTCATTGCATCTTCTGCAGTACCTGCGTACTGTCGAATGTCTCCTTCACTCCATGCAGCACCCCATTTAATTGCTACATCATTCTTTCTAGCGGCTTCAGCCATAGCATCACAGATGTCATCATAGACATTAAGTTCCCAAGAAATGTCAGAACCAAAGTATGCGACTAGATCTACAGCACGACCTTCAAGATGCTTAGACTTCATAGTCTGTGATCTACCAGATTCGTACAGTTTCTTTTGTTCTTCTAGTGTACGTAGTCCAAAGGTAACACCAAAGTCTACTTTCGTAATACCAATAGCATCTTTAACTACTGATACAATACCTTCATCTACACCTTCTAGTTTCTTTAAACTTCTACTGCTTAATTTAAATGCCATTACTTTTTCCCAAAGAATTTACTTACAGAACGAATACCTATGCTGGCACTTACAATACCGCCAAGGCTATACTGATACCACGCTGGCATAGTTTCTAGTGCAGCAAAGCCAGCTTGCACAATGTTATTACCCCAATCTCCACAGAACGCTAAAATTAACGGAATAGAAAAAAGTAAAGTAATCCACTCATCTTTCCAGCTATTCTGTGTAGCTTGTATAGCAGCAAGATCCCAGTCTATTTCACCAGTAGCTTGCTTTACTTTAATCTCAGCATTAGCTTTCTGTACAGCTACTTTACCATCAAGGTATGTAGTTGCTAGTCCACCTACTGCTCCTAAGATCTGACCAATCATTTTTCGTTATTTAACCATACAGCAAAAGCACCCGTCATAGCACCAGTAACA